TTGCAGCATCAGCCCCATTAGGGGTAGCGTTTAATTCGTTGATAGCAGTATCAGACCAGTTCTCCAGACCTTGAGATTCGATTCGATCTTGCAGATCTTCATCTGCTGCTGTTTGCGAATCAATCTCACGGAAGGCTTTAGTAAATTCAGCGCGGCGTGCGGCACCCCACGGAACCCCTGGTAGGTACGATTCCGATTCACTAAACGCTTCGATGGCAGCTTTATTACCGGTCTTAACTAAATGGTCAAGGACTGCAGTAAACGCACCTAGAGGCGTGAAGCGCTCGCCAGATTGTGGATTACGTAGGTGTCTGTACGCTTTGAGGGTGTCGTTGATTGCAGTTACTGGGTCAGTATTGAGCCCAGCATCAAGACGGAAGTTCGCCTCCGACAGTGCATTCTCGTTTTCAGCACGTTCAAAAGCAGTACGCTCCTGATCCAGCAGCTTCATCTCTGCTTGACGCATTGCAAGGAGAGACTTTGAGATCAACGCTGGATTGACATCAAGCAGACCTTGTTGCTTAACAAACTCTTTGAACAGTACCTTGTTTACAGCAGCACGTTGGTCTGGACCCATGTGGGTCTTAGGCGTGATGACTTCTACCTGACCAGTATCTGGGTTGACAAACTGTATCTGTGTCTGGTCGTCATTCTGATAACTATCCTCAAGGTATTGAGAATACATCGGCACAGCCATGTCGGCCATTGCCATGGCACGACCAACACGCTGAGCTTTCGATAACTTACGGACAGCACGTACTGTCTCAGGTGCAGCCCCAGTATCTTGAAGCCCATCTGCAGTTGTCTGAATCAACTCATCTGACTGCCTTAACTGAGCAAGACCAGCTTCTGCTTTTGCTACTTCAACCGGATCAGGTCCGTTGACAAGCGTATCAACATAAGCTTGGGCCTTCTCATCCTCATCCTTTTGCTTCTTCCAGTTGACCACAGCCTGAGCAATGGTTCCAGAAAGTGGAGCGAGGACACTGAGGGCAGTAACTTGCTTATCGAGGTTTGCTGCAGATAGTCGGGCATCTTCAACACGCTGCCCCATACGTTGCTGAACAGCTTCTTGGTAACGCTGATTGCTGCGTTGCATGAACTCAAAGTTACCAGCTCTATTCTGTTGTTCAAGTTGCTGGGCATTTTGCATCCCAGAGAGGTAAGCATTCCGTGTTTCACGTTCAGCACTTTGATTTTCCCTCATTTGCCGTAGCATTGAGTTGCCTTGTTGACCTATTGCATCAACGCTGGCAGTGCTGAGCTGAATCGGGTTGAATCCTCTATCGCGGGCGTACCCTTGATACCTGATTTGCTCCATTTAATTTCCTTTTCTTAAGTGAATGAACCACCAAACATCTTGTATGCTTCAAGTCCAGAGGTGACAAAGTTATTGGCGATTGCGAGTCCTGAAGCAGCGGGCATTGTGTTGACACCCTTCTTCGGCTTCGGTGGCTTCTTAGGCTTAAGCGGATCAAGAATCGTAGCACGAGGCATTGTTAGCGGTGCAATCGGATCAGGGGCCTTCAGAGGCTTGAGCATGCGACGAGCATCAGCAGCAAGATCAGCTCCGTAGCGATCAAGAGCAATCTGACGGGAAGCAGCATTTGTCTCTCGTTGTGCGCTCAGAAGGCTTTCTGCAGCAATCGCCTGATTGCGGCCATAACCTGCAAGAACAGAACCAAGGCTCTTTGCAGCAGATCGCCCAGAGACACCACGGGCAACAACAGCACCTTCTTCCTGAAGCATCTTGACCAACATGTCTTGTTGATCAAAAGCCATACCAGTTAGAATCTCTTGATAGCGGCGATCTTCGTTGGCTTGAGCTTGAGCCTGAGCCATGGCATTGAAGCCCTTCTGCAGTCCGTAGATACGCTCAGACTCGTTGTATTGACGTACTTGGTTAGCGTAGTCAAAGTCACGAATGGCTAAGTTGTACTTATAGTCATTGAGAGCCGTCTGCTCAAGATACCGGAGATTGCTTTCCTGGTTCTGACGAGCAATTCCAGTCTCATTAACTCTGTACCTGTACTCGCGCCGCGTAGTATTCCAATTATATCGATAATTCTGTTTGTCGTACTTATACTGCTGATTGATCCTTTGTTGCTCTCGACGGCGTGCTTCATTCTGAGCGCTGGAGCTAGAGATAGCACCAAGCCCACCGAGAACCACACCACCAATAATCTCAGTAAGACCGGCCATTACGCCCTCCTATAGAATCGTGGTGAATAAGATCCTTCCCACATCATCGAAGTAAGAGAGATCGGGAATGGTGAATCACTAAAGACTTTCAAATCAAAGTTTGAATTACGTTGATGAATAGGTAATGTGTACACGGTCTGTTCGTTCAACGGAACGTCATTTGCCAGGTAGTAGTCAGCATCTTGAATGGATTGAACGTCGTACCATTCAGACTGACCTTTTGCTTTCAGCTTGAAGCCAACGTTACTTGAAAGACCAACTGAGAACTTCACCCGAGAAACCGTGAGGTTCGCTGTGTAGTCTGCTCTGTTCTCTCCAATCTGGTAGTACAGTGTCGGGAGTTGGATGTCAAAGTCATACTTGAATCCCAGATAGACCTTACTGGCTTGTGCTGAATAGTTGTCACCAACAAACTCAAAGTAAGGACCAGTTATATCGCTACCACGAGTGGGCGTCACAGTGAAGCCAGACTCACCAGTGTTGGTTGGGTCAGCAATGATCACAGCAGGGCTTAAGGTCGTGATGTCTTTATACCGGAGGTAGCAACGATTAACCTTCGTAGTAGCGTTGTAGGTGACGCTAGAAGGCGTTGCATACTGATCCAGGCATAGTTGCACCACCTGACCGCTATCGGCTCTCAGAATGGCATCATCTGGGGTCTGAGTGAGGTTTGCTTTGCAGAGGGTGTACTGCCCTGATTGGTAGGTGACAATGTACGTGTCATCACTATCGGCAGTGAAGAATTGGACATTACCTTGCATCTTCCAGTTGAACCATGTCTGCATCGCAGTCTCTTCACCAACCGTGTAAGTCCTGAAGAAGTACACGTACTGGGAAGACGGACCATACATTGCAAAGAATGAGTTCTGAGGAGATGCAACCAAATCTGCTACAGAATCAGGAACCCATTCAGAAACCACTCGACCAATGTCAAGAACATCGGGGTTCTCCATCTGACCACGAGTAGCCATGGCGTAGATACGGGTATAACCTGGAGACTTACTCAGGAATACCATGTTTGTACCAACATCCACTGGAGGGATCAGCTCTTCATTCTCGTAGTTGGAGATGGTTCTGATGACTGATGTCTTTGGAGTCAAGATGCCATCATCAGAGAACATCAAGAACTGCTGACTCTTACTGAACAGCACAAGACCCTGAGCAGCAGGTAGTACTGAGTGAAGAACAGCGGGCCTCAAGCTAGAGCAACTGATGTCAATGGGGTCGTTGTCAGCTTGGGTAAGTGCAGAGACGTGGTAGAAGTTGTAGAACTCACCACTTTGACTCATTGACACATTGTCACCAGTCAAAAAGCCAAGGCGGTTGTTATGGAAGAAGACCTGTTGGATCTTTTTGCCAACAAAGCTCGGATGCTCATTAGTATCATTGTCACCAACAAGACGCTCTTCCCAGGTAATGGGTCGAAGTTCAAATGTGTTGAGCGCTGTGTTCACCAGCTCATGCGGCATGGTGGAGGCAGTCAAGCCTTTGGATACGTTTGGGGCTACGGTCTCCTGCCAGCTCCCTTTACCAGAGACACCGTTCTCTGCAATGAAGGTGGCATAGTAGGAATCCTCTTTGGCAACAGTATTGTTGATCTTGATCACTCGACCATGAACGCTTTCAGCAGGCAGTTCAGAGAAGTTATTGGCTTCGTCTTGGAAAGCTCTCAGCTCTTCACCACTGATACCACCACGAGCTTCAATGGTGAAAGCAGACGACCCAGAAAGTTCAATACTACCTTTGCACTTGGTCTTGGTGACACCAGCAGGTAAGGAAATGTTCGTAAAGATCTGATCGAGAATGTCTGTTGCATTCAAGACCTTGTTCGTTGTTGTATTGGTGTTGGCAGGGTCTTCTGTGTTCTTTGTCGTGAAGCTATAAGCTGCAGCCGACCCCACTTTGACGTAATACTCAGCACCATACTCCGCACTGTAAAGGCGGATGGTTGCCTTCGACTTCGCAGTGAAGCTTGGTGCTACCTGAGTTGTGACGGTGACTTTGTTGTTGGCAACAATGGTTGTATCTTGTACAGTCAGAATCTGAAGGCTGTCCTTTGCGTTAGAACTGCCATAGGTCAGATAGCTGCTACCAGAGTTGGTAACGGTGACTGTCGCTGTTGGGTTATTGACATTCCAGATCTTAATGCTAGTTCCATAAATCACACCGATGTACTTCTCAGCATCATCTCGGTTGATGTAGAACCACTTACCGTTTTGGAACTCGTTTGTCGTAGACGAAAGATTCCCCAACCACTTGGTGCCAGGACGCTTTGACAAGCCATAGGTTGGATCAGCGTAAGCATTGATTGCTTCTCTGACTTGTCCTGGAAGCTTCTTGTCATCAGGTTGCCTTGAGACACCACCAAGGAAGTTAGGTATTTGTTGAGTTACACTTGCCATCAGCGATACAATGCCTTATAAGGTTCATAGCTGTTGTAGTAATTGGCTCCACGAGGATGCCCAAAGAAGGTGTAGTCTCCTTGGTTGCATTCGTACTCAAGAGCCATCGCACGGGTATATGCTTCTTTTTGCTGGAGCATCTGATATTGAGTGCTGTCACCAACAATCCGCGAGGATGTGATGCTTGCAGCTCGTGCAACGATGTAGTCTTTGATGGGTGTCGGAAGATCGACCCAATCAAACAACCACACCACATCACACAGCACCTGCTCAGTGAAGGTGTACGAGTGAGCAGTACGGTCATACAGCTTCCCACTACGACGTACAACATCCCGATCCCTGTAGCTAGGAGTCAGATCGAGTTGGAGTACGTTGTTGGGAATGAGAATCTGGTTATTGTTGTCAGGAGTAAACGGGTACTCATACTCCCGGTTAAAGGTCCATCCTTCTGCCTGAACCTCCCGTGACACCTGTTGGAGGGTGTCGTACGCAATCGCAACGTCCGGGTTGGTTTGATCAAGGGTGGTTACAGGCGCCTGACCAACTGACGCCAGAATTTCATTAACAGCTTGAAGCTCAGTCTGAGCGTTAGTGGTAGGGAACGGCATAACAGAAATGTTGTATGCGATGGATAAAAAAGAGGGGAGACCGGTGACGGCTAGTCGCCATCGAAGCCTCCCCAATGGATCAGACGTTAGCGATGTTGCACTCAACGCCAGGATATGCAGTACGCAGACCCTTGGTGGTCGAAGCCACAGCAGAGTCAGCGACAGCAGAGCCGTAACCAAAACGAGTCTT